CTGGACTACGATTACGTCCAGATGAACTACCTCCGGAAGTTCCACGTCGAGAGTCTCGCACAGACCGGAGACGCGGATAAGGGAATGCTGATCTGCGAGCTCGGACTCAAGGTGCTCAACGAGAAGGCGCTTGCGGTCGCTGTTGACCTCACCAGTTCCTGATCGTGAGTGATGCCCGGCTGTTCGATCACGACAAAGAGTCGGGCATCACAGAGTACTTCCATTATGACGACGAAACTGGCGGGTTTGCAATCGAATACCGTCAGGACGTTGAGCAGTTGATTGAACAGAACAAAAGGCTGTGGAACGACACGGAGAAGCACACCAAGTACGGCGAGCTTACCCGTGTCGCTTCCATACCTAACGTGATGCTGATGGAGTTAGCGAAACAGCAAATCGTAACACCGGGAGGAAGGGTTTTAGATCAGGAAAGGTTTAGAAAATGGCTGAACGACAGGGACCATCTCCTCTTCCGTACACGGGCCGGTGACGTTTGACGCTCGTTAACGCCAAGGGCGAACGGCTCCTCAAGATCGCGGTGCTGACGCCTCGGCAAGACACGGTTGGCGGCGGGTTCTCGTATGATCGGTCGCGGCTGTTCGGGAGCAACGGCGGGCTGATGATCTTCGAGGTTAGGGGAACGATCATCCCGCAGTCACGCGCAGCACTGGCAAACGCAGCGATTGAGGCAGGAGCGACCCACCTACTCTGGATCGACTCCGATATGCGGTTCCCCCCCGACTCACTGGCAAGACTCTTGAACCACGACAAGCCGATAGTAGCTGCCAACTACACCACCCGTAGACCGCCATACCTCCCGACCGCTGAGACCAAGAACGGCTTTCTCTTCACCAGTCCAGATTCGGACGGTTTGGTGGAAGTGTCCCACTGCGGGATGGGGTTGATGCTGGTTGACACGGAAGTCATGCGGACGATCGGGGAACCGTTCTTCGCAATCGGCTTCAACCCGAAAGACAAGCAGTACGTGGGCGAGGATTTCTACTTCTGCAAGAAAGCGCGGGACCACGGCTTCAAGGTCTACGTAGACCAGGGGCTGTCGAAAGAGGTCCGGCACGTTGGCGAAGTGGAGTTCACATACGAACACGCCCTCGAAACTCAGGCAAGGATGATCGGTGGCACTAACTAATTACACGACGTTGGTAGCCTCACTGGCCGACTGGCTCAATAGAACGGACCTGACCGCGCAGATCCCCGACTTCATAACTCTGGCCGAAGCCGAGATGAAGCGCAGGCTCCGTCGTACCTCGACCAAGACCACCATCTCGATCACGGGCGAGACCGTTGCAATCCCCGCTACCGTTGCGGAAACGCGCTCGCTCTGGCTCTCCAGCGGGTCACCTTATCAGGACGTGCCGCTAAGGCTCTGCACGCCCGAGATGCTGGCGGAGCGGAAGGCTAGAAGTGGAGCTGTCGTGGGAAGACCTACGGACTTCGCGGTCATGGGCAGCAACTACATCTTCGAGCCAGCACCGGACCAGACCTACACCGGGATCATTTTCTACTACGCGGCATTGATTCCACTGACTGCGCTCAATCTCACCAACGTCGTAATGACCGAGGCGCCGGACGCGTACCTCTACGGATCGCTCCTTCAGGCCGAACCGTTCCTCGAACATGACGAAAGGGTGCCGCTCTGGCGCGACAAGTTCGACCGTGCGATTGACCAACTAAATCTGGTAAGAGAGAACGAAGAGTACACGGCCAGCCTTAGGTCGTCACGTCTGCCTACGGTGTTCGGTTGATCGAGACGCTTTTCGGTTTGGATCTACCTGCGGGGTTCCAGAACACGGGGACCGTCTACCAGTCCAAGGGCCGGTGGCACAAGGGGAATCTGGTCCGCTTCTTCGAGAAGACCATCCAGCCCGTTGGTGGTTGGGTGCAGCGCACGTTGACAGGCGCCACGATTTCAGGCGTCCCGAACGACGCCCTGTCGTGGCAGCTGAACGACGGCAACGCTTACCTGGCGATCGGGACGAGCACTGGCCTTTACATCGTGACTTCGGCAAACGTCGTCCACGACATCACGCCGGCGACAGTAGCGGGCGATGGGTTGACGCATCTCTGGCAACTGGAGACGTTCGGGGCGTACCTGATCGCAACATTCCAGAGACCGATCTATCTCGACACGGCTGTCATCAACACCTTCGTCTGGCGAGGTGTTCTAGCCACCCCAGCGATCGCGGCCTACGACTCCAATACCGGCCCTGGCTCGGCCTTCGGAGTGACCGTAACCCCCGAGCGCTTTCTGGTCATTCTCCGTGGTGCGGACCCAGCAGCGTGGGCACCGGACGGGGGAGATGGAGGGGGCGGAACATCGGGCGGCGAGGGTGGGGTTGATGGCGGCGGTGGCGCTCCGGTTGGCGGTGGAGGAGGAGTAGCACCAACCGAGACACCGGGCGTTCCAACTCTCTCGATCGTAAGTACGGTCGGGACTGTTGTGTATCGCTCGACGTGGACGAACACTAATAGCGTAGCCTCTATCCGGCACGCTTGGGAGATATCGACGGCTGGTGCGAGTGGCCCGTTCTCGGATGACGGGACGCGTGAACTTTCGCCAGAGTCCACCACTATTACTAGCGCCCATTCGACGGGTGCATGGGTCCGGGCGCGAGTCCAGTACTTCAATGCTACGGGAGCGGGTCCCTGGAGTTCCTATAGCTCGGTGCTGGCGATTTGATTTTCCAGGACAACTATTCGGTCAGGCGAGTCTACTGGCCGTCACAGGAAACGATCGACGACTTCGAGCCCACGGATCTGAATACCGCGGGCTCTTATGATTTAGCGACTGAAGGAATCCTGATCTGCGGCAAGCCGACCCGTGGACAGACGTTGCTCTGGACGACGCTCGATCTGTGGACGATGACGTATCAAGGGGGAGACTTCATCTTCTCCTTCGCTCGGGTCGGGACCAACTGCGGAATCGTTGGGCCCCAGGCGATGGTGATTCTGGACACCGGGGCCTACTGGATGGGCGACTCCCGGTTTTTCGTGTTCAATGGGTTTGTGTCCTCGCTCAGTTGCGAGGTGCAGGACTACGTGTTCGGTGACTTCTCCAGCGCGTACAGCTACAAGGTCTGGACACTGGCTAACCCGCAATTCTCGGAGATCACTTGGTTTTATCCGAGCTCGGGCGCTAGTGAATGTGACCGATATGTCACTTACAACTACGTCGAGAACCACTGGACGTTCGGTGAGATGGCGAGATGCGCTGGTGTCACCAGACGGGCGGGTTCGTCGTTCCCCGTCCCCGTCCTGATCGACAGCTCGGGGCATATCTACGACCACGAGACCGGAAGCACGCACGGTAGCGATACCCCGTATTTGGAGTCAGGCCCGGTCCAGTTGGGCGAAGGCGACAACGTGGTCCGGTTGCAGCGGATTGTGCCCGACGACAAGACGCAGGGCGATGTCACGGCTTCCATCTACACCTCGATGTACCCGGACGAGACGGAAGTATTGAACGGCCCCTACACACTGGCGAGTCCGACGAGCATCAGGCTAACGGCTAGACAGGTAAGGATCAAGCTGACGGAAGCGTTGGCAACATCGTGGCGGGTGGGAGTGATACGGCTGGGTGGGATAATCGGAGGGCGCCGATGACCAGACCACGGTTGACGGCCCCGCATATCGCCTTACCAAAGCCCGCCCCGCGCTACGACGTTCGGGTGGCCGAGGAGACGGTGAGGATATTGGAGCAAAGACTGTCAACGCTCCAACCCTCACAGGCGAGACAGGAAGTGACGGGTGCCAGAGGCGGGAACGCTGCACTCGAAAGCCTGATAACTGCGCTGGCCAATCTGGGGTTCATCACTGACAGTACCTCTTGACGAATTTCGTGGTCTTATCGAAAGCGCCCTTGAGCACGGGAACGGGACTCACGGATTTGATGACATCAGAGCAATGGTGTCATGTGGCGAGGCTCATTTTTGGCCCGGAGTCAATAGCTGCATCGTCACCGAATGCGTACAGCACCCCGGAAAGCGATTCCTCAATTTCTTTCTGGCAGCTGGACATCTCGGAGAGCTTGAAGCAATGACGCCGCTAATCCTGGAGTGGGGGAAGTTGAACGGCTGCACGCACGCGACACTAGCGGGCAGAAAAGGTTGGGAGCGGACATTCCTCTCCCGCACGGGCTGGAAGAAAACTGAAGTCATCATCATGGAAACTGAAATCAAATGAGTCTGTCATTCGGTGGTGGGAAGAACAAATCCAAGGGCACTACTTCAATCGATAAGTCGTCGATGGAGTACATGGAGAAGGTCAGGAACGCGGCAGCGGGTGCCGGGAAGGCAGGCCCCTCTCCGTTGGTTGGTGGCGCGACCGACTACTACGACACGCTGATGAAGGGTGGCAACATGGGCATGGGTGCGATGTCGGGCGATCCCAATGCCGTCTCGGCGATGATGAACCCCTACCAGCAGCAGGTAGTTGACGCCACGAACAGAGAGTGGGACAACACCGACCAGCGGACGATGAACGCTGTCAACGACCGGGCTACAGCGGGTGGAGCGTTCGGCGGTTCACGTCACGGTGTAGCTACGGGAGTAGCGCTCGGCCAGAACAACCAGGCGAGAATGGGCCAGAACGCTTCCCTTCTCTACGGCGGATTCAACGACACGATGGGACGCGCTGGGCAGATGGCGCAAATGGGATACGCCGGCGCGGGACAGAACGCCAATCTCGGAATGGGTGGCGTCGGTAACCCTGACCAGTGGATGATGGAAATGCTCAAGCGCGGTTACATGGGCCCCAAGGGCGGCGCGACTAACGGAAGCGGCTACGGGATTAGCGGCAGCGCATCGAACGCGCAGATGGGAGGCTGACCGTGGGAACGTCATTGCTCTACGACCCGGACGAATCAGCAGTCGGTCAGATGCTGGGATTGATGGCGCAGCATCCGGCAGCGGGCCAGCCCGGCGCTCCACCTCCGGCCCCCGTGTCTCCGATGAGCCCCAAACAAAACGTCTTGGGCAAACTGCACGACTTCATCGCCAGCAAGGTCACGCCGAAAGCACCACAGGGATACGAAGGGCTGCTGTCTCAGTC